CACCTCGGATGATACCTTTACCAGTTCCCAGTGTGTGATTTTTAATAGTAGTCGAATTTTTCATAATCGTTTAATGTTATTAATTAATAAATAAAAAAGGGAGCTATGAAACTCCCTTTTTCTGTAACCAAACTAAATAGCTTGTATAAAAAGAAACACTTAAAAGAACTTAATGCATCATCACTATAAGTGTGAATTAATGATATGCACGTAATAGCTTGAGCCTGCTTTTTAAATTATGACACTTATTAAAGTTATCAGTACTCAAGTAATATTTTAAAATCAACAATAACTGGCTTTTTAAACACGCAACACTCTCTGATGTTGATCGCACAAATAGTATTATTTTAAGTTTTCTTTAATCCAATCTTCTATATAAAGTTTTACTGTATAGCCAACTCTTTGTTGCCAAGCTGGTTCAAACCCTTGAATTAAATCTATTAGTTCTTGTTTAGAATTACTATACATCTTCACTTCTACAGAAGTAATAGTAACTTCATTGTCTTGGTTTAGTTTGAGTTGTATATCATCTTCTAAACTAATATCAGAATGCCCTTTATAGTCTATTTCTTTATTATACTCATTTAAAGTATCTTCATTATATTCATACTCAACCTCAAATTCTCCATCAGGATTAGCAACAAATTCTTTTAAGAATGATTGTTGTATTTCAGCAATACCTGAACTCTTCATTCTAGGGATAGGTACTGAATCATCGTGTTCCTTTAAAAGTTTAGGATCAGTAGTTGCTATGATTTTTCTACAATCCTTTTCATAATAAGTATTCCCTATAGTATCTTCATAGCATTTTTGCACAGTCTTAACTGTTCTGCTATCACCTTCAATTATACCATCATGTATAAACCAATCACCATCTTTAATAGGTTCTACATCTTGTGATACTGTGATGTAGAGGTGTTGAGTAATACAGAAACTTGTTCTGTTATACATATCTTCTAGGTAGGAGGGAATTTTAGAGTGTCCTATCATAGCTATACAACTATTATCATCTGTTGGTAGCATTACTACCTTTATTTTATGTTTCATAGGTGCGTTATTTTTATTAATATTCTTACTTGATTTAGTTAAACTAAATACACCTTTAAACTCTTTTGGAACATCATATGTTTTCATAGTTGTTTAATTTTTTAAAAGTACCCTTCGTTATCTCTGACTTACTACGTCTGTAGCTTTGGGCAATATCTCCCTACCCCGTCAAGGACTTTGAGTCCTATATTCTGGATTTTGTTGTCACCTGTTTCCGGGTACTTTATTAATTTAAAAACTCTTTGCCCAAATTCAGTTATGGAATATAGTAATGGCTCTTATAATCATAAACACCATTTTTGTTGTAATCTAATACTCTGATTAACTTATATCTCTCCAATAAACACAACTGATAACTGATACAGTTGTTTATAGATGAAGTGTACTCACTACAGGCTGAATCTAACAACCAATGCTTCATTACTATTGTTTACTAAGATAACAAAGAGTCATTGTTAAATATTTTTATAAGTTTTTCTAGTTATAATTCTTTGAATAATTGAAGGATTACACCTATACAATCTAGATATATCTTTTTGTTTCATGTATGTACCTAGTCTTCTAATTTCTAGTATGTCTTCTTTATCAAAATAACTTCTACCGTGTTTAATACCAGAACATTTACCTGTTGTAGGTTGTCTTAACCCTGTATCATAAGCATGTTGAATATTATGAGAATAATCACACCATTCTAAATTATTTAATTTATTATTTAATTTATTACCATCTTTAGTTATTGTATAACTATTATCTATATTTTTCATATTCAAACAAAAAGTTTAATTTTTCTTTTTCCAGTTACCAATTGTATTTACCACCTCTTTCGAGGAAAAGTTCTTCACTAATATTTACCTGTTTCATACAGTTCTCCATAGAACTTGTAAGTAATGAATCAGAGTAAGTATGCTTGCCTAATGTATCATCAAATACTCTACCAAGTGGGTCAATAAGTATATAACTAGAGGTCATAAGTCTGTTGTCTTCAACTACCATATTAGGGTGTGAATGTCTAGATACAAATTCATCAAATCGAGTGGATTTAACCTCCTCCCAGTGCTTATCATTCTGCCCTTTAACACGTAAAGCATCAAATATTTTCCATCTATTAGGATTTACCCAAGTAATAAACTTTTGCATACTTTCAGTTTGATTATGAGCATTAACAACTGTGTTAATTTTTATTTTACAGTTACAGGATCTAGCCATATTAATGAGCATTTTATATGAATTCATTAGTATAGGAAATTGATGGCGTCCATACACTCTACCTATTTTTATGTTGGTGTTAGTATAAACTGAATCTATTGATAACCCAAACCAATCTAAATGCCCAGTCATACTACTCAAAAATTCAAAACTAACCAATGAGCCGTTAGTAATAATTGAAGTAGTTATACCTAAAGATTTAGTGTACCAAATAAGGTTATTAAGTTCTTTGTAAAGCATTGGTTCTCCTCCAGCAAATGTTATCTTCTCGATACCATAAGCGTGTAATTTATCTACAATTAACTTAGATTCTTCTAATGTTAACTGTTTATTCACCTTAAAGTCCTGAAACGTTGCAAAGCAATATTTACAGGACATATTACAAGGTTTTGTTAAGTGAAATGATACAGAATTGATCATACTTTTATGATATTAGTCATAAAATGAATACTACTCTCCATAACATAGGTAGTTCCTTTCATTTCATCTATTATAGGATATTTATTAAAATCGTGAGGAATATAGATAGCTACACCAGTCTCAGTACCAGTGATAGTGCTTCCATATGACTCATCATCATTGAAAATATCAAAATGCCAAGTAAATGATTCTACGTTCTCAGCAATATAAATAGTTACTCCAATGTTATCTTCTCCTATCTCAAATGTAGCAAAAGAACTCTCTTCACCATCAATTGTAATAGTATCTTGTGTTAATACAACATCGTGAGTGTACCAATCATCATTAGTCATACACGATGTGTTGATTAATAGTATTAATAATATAAATAGTTGTTTCATTGTTTGATTTTTAAGGTGTTTGGTAGGAAAACCTACAGTTTTTGTATACGATTGATTTTTTTCTCAAACCAACTTTTCTGATTAATATTTATTTTTCTACCATTTTCATCAGTACCATGATGACAACAAGTAATGTGATTTCTATAATGTGGATTTACTCCATTAAATATTTTTAAACACTTCACATTTACATGAAAATCATCAATACTAACAACCTCGTAAAAACCTAATCCAATAATATTGGCTTTTATCCAATCTCCTATTTGTAATCTCGTATCGCTCATATTACAGTTTGTTTAGTTCTTGTTTTGCTTTTTTTACAGATGCTTTCATTCTGTCAATAACTCCTGTAATATTCCAAGATGCTCCAAACTTATTTAATTGGGTTTCTAAAAAATCTAATTCCTTTTTTACTTTTTCCATTAATTACTGTTTTAGTGATTAATATTTTTTACCATGTTTATGTTCACGTAAAGAATTGAAACGCATTTTTGCTTTAATATGCTCTTCCAAATTAACACCCTTAAACTCTGCTAAATCCATAACTCTAATCATAATATCCGCAAGTTCATCTTCAAAAGTATCTTTTACGATTTGAGTAAAATCCTCTCTAAATTCATCATCTTTTTTTAATTCATTTACCCACTCTATTCTGTTTTCAATAGGAATACATATTCCTTTTCTATCAGCTTCAAGTGCTTCGCTAACTTCTGAATGAATAAGGCATAACATTTCACCTATATTTTTTTCAGTGTCAAAGAAACCTTTGCTTTTTGCGTTTTTGTGTACTTCTCTTGCTAATTCGTTTATCATATCGTATTTGTTTATTTACAGTTTAAATGTTCTTTCAAATTGTCTATTAGCATCATCAAGTCTTTTAGTTCTTTGTATTAAAAGAGCTTCATTTCTTAGAGGTCTATTTAATATTACAACTACTGCATTTGCAGCATTGTGCATTTCAAGCATTACATTCTCCTCAACTTGAGTGATTCTTTTTCATAATAAGGGTATTTAAGTTCTTAGTTAATTGTAATAGTTTCTTAGAATTTGTATAAAACCCACTCTCCAGGTCATAAGTCTGAAGAGTGGGAAATTGCTATGAAAAAGACGATAGTTGCTATCCACTATCAAGTATTTTAATGTCTGGGGAGTATCGTATCTCCCCGACGTCTTAAGCTGCCAGTCTAACTGGGGCAAAAGAAAGTGTAATAACCTTTGAAGTTATTGAATACTATTAATACCTATTTGTTTCACTGTATACAGTAGTCAAAACCAGTCGTCCCCAATTGCTGACCGTGCTCAGCAGAACTTCTTGGAACTTTTAAACGTTTGTGGAGACGCCGGGAATCGAACCCGGGTCCAAACTGTAAGATTCACAACCTACAGTATTAATAATGTTGTACAAATATACTAATTAAGTTCTTTATAAAGGTAATCTCATAACTAGTGTGTTAGTGTTAGAATTGTTATTAAATGCTCTGTATCGAATACATAACCATTGAATGCTCTACGAGTTTTCCCATCTTTAAACATAGTTAATGATATGTTCTTATCAATAGGTTTACCTTCATAAGTACATGAGTGTCCTTCAGTACACCAACTTATATCAGTTACAATATTGCCCTTAGCTTTACCATACCATACATCTGTGTTTGGAGTACGGCTATTAGTGTAAGATTCTATAGTATAATCTGGGGAAGTTCTAAAGTATTCCCACACAAAGTCTTTACTGGGTGCAGGTTCATCAGTACGCTTGAGATGTGCTACTAGTGTGATAGCTAAAAGTAAAAATACTGCAACTATAATAATAGATGCTACTATTTGTGGTATGTGTATAGTTAGCATTAGTTGTCAATTATTAGGTTAACAGTATCATATTCACTCAATATGTATAGAGCCTCAAGCTCAATTGTACTTATTGATGGATCAGTGTGATATGTGAGTGTATCTTTGGTAAGTTCTAGCTCCCCAGTTTGAGATAATATGGATGATGCTTCACTTCTACTCATTGGTAGTGTGACAGCATAAATGAGTATTGATGTTATTACAACTATCATTATAGTACTCATAAATAGTTCTTTAGAATTTGTGTAGATTCTTTTCATTTGATTTGATTTTTAAGGTTTATTTAGATTGAGGATGTTATGTAAGTATTATAATAGTTATATTTACACCTGATCGTTTGAGTAACACATCATCTACGTGCATTGTATCTGCTATATTACATAGAGTTTTAAGTTGTTCTTTGTTAATTTCTGGTACAGTTACTTTGACTATAGAGCTCTTTATTTTAGGCTCTACATTAAAGGTTTTACGTAATAAATCTACAATTGTTTGCATTTGATTTAGGTTTAATGATTAGAAGGAAAGACTGGACTCGAACCAGCGACCTCATATAAATACTTGATCTATTAGCATTACCCATCTAATAGAGTATTTACAAGTGCTCTTCCAACTGAGCTACTTTCCTCATTGTTATTTAATAAATTCTGCTCTCTTCACATATCGTATGAATGCTTCTATTTCATTCGTACTCATATGAATTACTTTATTTGAGTGATGGTTTACTGCTAATGCAATACCGTGACCTTCATCGTGAATGTACACTCCATCTCCTAAGTGATCTGGTTTGATTTGTTCTCTTGCCATAATTATTTCTGTTCAAAGTTAACACACATCCTAGTTTTCCAAACTGGGTCAAAGTTATGTGGGTACACAAACCATCCTCTTCTTCTGCCTTGTATATCACCCGTCATTTTTTTATCAGGTTTATTACAAGAACTATGTGCACTTCCGGGAACGTCACCTTTGTGTTTACATTGGTAGCATTCATTCATTTCTGTTAAAGGTTTATTTGTCATAGTTATTTGATTTAATAGTTAAACGTATGAAGCTCGCTAGGTGTATTAATACCTAGTCATCTGTTCTTACACCAGACAAGTTCAATTGGGCTGAGCTATTCATACTAGACTCTTAAGGTTGCAACTAATAAAGACTGTGTTCCTCATCCCAATTGAATGGGTTTTCGTTTGGATGTCCTTCTTATCTTAAGAGTATTTTAATAACAACAATTAGTGTAGCTCTACAGCTGTTAGTCTTGCATCAGAGCTGTGATGTGACACCTGTACACTAAAGGTTGTTAAATGTTTATGTGATTACTACGTGTTTAAATGTTATTTCAGGCCCTTTTACAGTGCCTACAAACCAAATAGCCTCATCATATGAAGCATTGAATGGTGTTCTTCTTTTAAATACTTTAACACCTAGCTCACCATCTTGCGTTGGGTCTGTAGTTGAGTACTCTGGTAATTCATTGAGTTGTTCTTGAGTAAGTGTAACTTTTGGGTACTCATTTAATGTTTTTTGCTGTTCTTTTGATAGTTGTATGCTCATAAGATTATATGTTTATGCTATGTATTTGTCAGTGCCGGTGTACAAGATGTAGAATGTGTGGAAAACTGCTGTTGTTGGGGGGATTTTTCTGGCCCTCATAACTACACTGATACTCAATGAGTTAAGTGCAATATTTATGGAAACTCTCCTTACTTTACAGCAGTTGTTACCTTAATGACAAATGAATATAAATACTGTTGATTGTTCTCTAATTAATTAATATAAATATACTCACACGAGTTAAAAGAAAAAAGAAAAGGGACGTTAGTCCCTTATCTAATTAATCTACATACTCTAATAATGTAATGGATTCATAGCCATCTTTAATGGCTGCATTGTAATTCTTTACAGAATCTACACCAAATGCTTCTACACATCTTTCTAACTCCTCTGGAGTTATGTCTGGATTAGGAGTTCTAATTGCTACAGTACACATAACTATTCCATCTTTCTCGAAATCCGCATCTTGGATTTCATCATATAAGTTACCAAGGTTAACGTTTTCGCGATCTTTCTTCAGCTCTGCATCAAGCTTTAAGTATATCTTGCTCTTTGAGCTAAGGTATACTTTCAATGGTACTTCGGTAGAAGTTGACATATCAGTTAACCAAAATGGAGTTCCTTCAATTGCAGGCGCAAATGTGCGTCCTTTCAGTAATTTACTAATTGCTGCTTTACTTTGTGTTGCATTCATAATTTATAAGTTTAAATATTTATATTTATTTGCATGGCCCCAAGGCGCCGATACTAAAGAAGGGGGAGGTGTTACTATGAGGCCCCGAAAAATATACACAGAAATATTATTTTTTATATTGCAGTACAATTTTTAAAAATTTTTTGTACCTTTGATGCATGGAAAAAACTAGGGTAATAAAGCCTAATTTACCTATAAAAGAAGAATGTGGATTTGATTTACACAGTGCACAGACTTTTGAACCTAATATTAAAGCTATAAGTAGTTACACTAGAGTAGTGTTTGAGTATCCACTTTTTTATGGTGCTAAATTATGAAAGAACTCCCAATGAATTATGAAGTAGCAAGGTTAGGTAGATTATACCATGATGTTTATATTGTAGCTTGTGCTGCGATTGAGAGGATGCTTTTTAGATACAAAGAAGCTACTGCTGAATTGACTATGTTACCTACAGAAGTAGTTGAAAACCCAAAGATTTATACTTGGGATATACAAGGAAAACCTCCGGTACAGAAAGACGATGCAGATATAGCCTAATAGAATAGGGAGATCCGCATCACTTTGTTGTACCGCTAATAAAATATAGAATGAAAGTAACAAAATTTAAAATACCTATTTATGATACATCTTGTAGAGTAGGGTTCTACAAAAAATCTTCTGAATTAAAAGAGCTCTTTAAGGGTTTTGATTTTGGAGTAGATGTAGATAGTATTAATGGTGGACTTATTACTCATAAAGGTAAGTCCTACTTAGTATTTTGTACAGAAGAAAAAGGATTTCCTACACCTGGTATAATTGCTCATGAGGCAAAGCATCTTGTAAATAAAATATTTATAGGTATTCAGCACCCTTTGTGTAGGTACCAAGATGAGCCGGAATGTTACTTACTTGGGTGGATAGTAGATAAAATACACAAACTTAAAGAAGAGAATGAAAACATTTAGAATAAATAAGAATATATCAGGTAAAATTAGAACTAAGCTCTGTACAGAAGATGTGAGCATTATAAATAAGGAAGTTCTATCTGGGTTTGGTATAGTAGAGGAAATGCATTTCACAACAGGAGATATTCCAGAGATGGCACTAATATTTAAGGAACCTTTCCGTGTACCTAAGTTTAGCAAGTTCTACGCAAGTAAAATACGTACAGTAGTTGATCCTTATATTTTGGAAGCTGTAAAGAGGTTGAATTATTTGAATCCTGCACGTAAGGATACTTTAATGCAGAAGAAGATTACTGAGTATATTATTAATCATTTTGTAGCTACAGAACCTAAAGAATCTGAAATACAGGTAGGTATATGGGTAGATCACCCTATTATTACTTTTGAAGAGCTTCATCCTATTGTGGTGAACTTATTGAGTGTTGATTTACTCTATGAGCCAGATACAGAAGACTTCATATTGTACTCACGAGGTAGTAAATTGGATAGGGATTTTAAAATTGGTGTTAAGGCTCAATTAAGGGCCCGGGCAGCTTTAACCTACTTTGAGAAAGCTATACACACTGCTACTGAATACCTAATTGACCAGACTGAACTTGTGAAGGTTAGTCATACGCGTATTAGGGATACTTCACTTATACACAGTTCTAAAGGAGTTGCTTCTACGCAAACTATTAGGAAATATATGAGTGAGAGAACTAAAAGGGTAATTGATGAGCACAACTCGTGGTCACCTTTTAAATCTGAGGGCACGTATATGAAGTTTGAGAAGTTCTTGAATTTACCTGAAACAATGTCAGCTGATGATATAGCTGAGGAGCTTGGGGTTAGTAAGAGTACTGTACTAGACTTCAGAAAGGCGTTAGAGATAATTAATTAGTATATTTACTGAAATTTATAAATTTAAAACTGATATTATGAGTGATGATTTAAAACCTACTGAGAATGCAGATAAACAAGCAAGTGTAGGGAAGGGTATTGCAGCCGCTAAGCCTGCAGCACCAAAAGTTGAAAAGCCGGCAATCAAAAAACCTGAGTCACCTGCAGAGGGCACAAGTGAGAAGTCTAAAACAGACCAACCAAAGAAAGCTGTAAAGGTTCTCTATACTAAGGAATGTCCGCCAGATCACGTACACGCAACTATTGAAGCGCAACAAGAATTAGTAATGGAAGCTGCTAAGCATATGCTAGCTGCTGGAGTTATTAAAGTAACTACCAAGAAGATTAAAGGTAGTGAGAATGTAGCGCATATTGTTCAATTTGTATAATTAACAAATATCCACTCATGGGAAGTAAAAGAAGTGTTACTAAGTTAGAAATGTTACTTGCAGTTGCTATGAGTGGATATTATCAAACCACCCACGTAAATTACGTTCCACCAGGTACAAAGTATCGTAGGATGCTTAATATGCTAGTTACTTCAAAGCATATTGTACCTATAAGTAAATCTTTCTACGGACTTACTGAAAAAGGTAGGAATTATGTTAAGAGGCAGGATATAGAATCTTGTAAAGTGCTTGACGCTGAGATAGATAAGTTTGTTGACCAAATAGAATAAATTTTGTGTTGTACAACAACAAATTTTGTTATACCTTTGTAGTACAACAAAATAATATTTTATGGTACTTTTAGACACAAAGCCTAAGCTTATTCACATTGCGGGCACTCCAGAACATGTAGTAAGTACATTTCTTAGGGTATTTTTAGCAAACCAAAGACTTACCGATAAGCAAATTGATGTAACTACTGCATTAATTATGAGGTACTCCGAATATATTTTAAGCGGTGTATCAGAACCTTATGCTTCAATTTTACTATTCTCTACGGATACCCGTAAGGAAGTAGTGACTGAACTTGGGATTTCTCCTGCACATTTAAACAATACATTAAAAGCTTTAATGAGTAAAGGTATTATCCATAAGGATGGGAGTAAATATTTTATGAATCCACACTTAGTACCTAGCGACTCATTAACTTTTAAATTTCTAATTACAGATGAACAACCAAGAAAAGGTACTAAGGGAAGTAGTCAAGAGGACGGGAATACCTCTGGAGGAAGTAAAGAAGATAGTGGGGAGTCAGCTACACCTAGTACGAGCAGCGATAAGGACGAAAGCCCCAAGTAGTGTTTATTTGAGGAAGGTGGGATATTTTATATCTCCTGAAATCAAATATAAACTCAGAGGATTACGTTACGAGACTATTAAAGAACGAATTGATAACAAAAAAGACAAGATATGAAATTAGTTTATGACATGCAAAGTTTACCAGATGGATTAGATCCTGGTAATATGACAAAAATTTATGAGCAGCACAATGTAGTTTATTGGGATAGCGCAAAGCCGGGTTTAAAACCTGCCCTATATCACGATGGAGGTGAGCGTGCATTGCTTGCTATTGTAGATACTAAAGGTGAGGAAGTTAATATTGATGAATATCAGAAGATGGTTCTTGATAAGGAGTTCTGGGATAGAGAACTTTACAACTGTAAGGCTTCTCCTATGTATTTCTATGCTAATTATGCTACTACTGAATATCCTCACACCCAAGACGGGTTACGTGATTACTTGAAAAGTATAGGATTAGCTACCATAGTTGCTAAGGATGATGAGGATGCACAAGAAGCTTGGGCGCACCAAAAAGATATTGTAGCTGCAGAAATGGCTAGCTTATCGGTAGAGTTCTTACAAGAGCGTAAGGCAGTTGTGGATGTATTAAAGTCAGTTTATGATGATAAAGTATTAGGTCGGGAAAAGATAATTTCTGAATTTGTGAAGTTAACAGATAAGGAAGGATTACCTTTGGAAGATAAGAAGAAGGAGATTAACGTAATTGAAAAGATCAAACGTACACCTGTGTTACCAAAATGGTCAGACCCATACAGAACTAGAAAAGGAAAATGGGATGTGCCTATTTTAGCTAACACATCATACGGAGTTCTACTAGAAATTTATTATGACGTACTCAAAGCACAAAATAGGATTAAATAATTTTTGGTTAGCTCAACCTGAGACAATGGAAGAGCTAGCTTTTACTCTTGAGAACGAGGGTGGGTTTTTGGACTATGACCCTAACAACATAGTCCCAGATGAAGAACTTCTTAGTATGTTCTTATAAACAACAAATTAATAAAAATATGAAAACTTACATTGGAACAAAGGTCATTAAGGCTGAGCCTATGACAAAACAAGAGTATTGTGATTATAGAGGTTGGGATGTACCAGCAGATGAAGATCCGAATGAGCCTGTTTATTTAATTGAGTATCCCACAGACCCAGAATCTAAACCTAATCACTCAGACCATAAAGGGTATATTTCTATGAGCCCTAAGCACGTATTCGATAAAGCTTACAAACCTGCGGATACCTACATGGATAGATTATTGATAGAGAGGGATGATTTGTCTAATAGATACATTAAACTACGCACAGCCTTAGAGGAGAAGCAAGTACCTAAGTCTACTGTGAGGATTTTAATGCGTCAGGTCAAAGCTATGGAGGCGTACTTAGAGATTTTAAACGAAAGAATAGGACAATAAAACCAACAAAAATGGAGCAAATAAAAATAGTAGGTACAAAAGTAACTCCGCAAGAAGTAGAAGATGCAATCGTAGCTGAGGATTACAAAAAGATGGGTAAACAAATCATGGTTTGTCATTTAACTTTAAAAGATGGCTTTGAAGTTATTGGTACTGCAGGGGTAGTAAATCCTGTAGAATATGATCCTGAGATTGGTAAGGTTGTATCTAGGTCAAAAGCCATGGATAAAGTTTGGCAGCACTTAGGAAGCTTACTTAGAAATCAAATGGCTAGTAAATTTTAGATAAATGATATTACACCCAGTAGATAGTTTTAATGTCAACACTAATTTTTGGGAAGAGTTCCCTTCATTTAAAGCGCATAAAGTTCTAGGAGATTTCTGGGCTAAGAATAAGTCTAAGTTTCTAAAAGAGTCCTCTTTACTAATGTGGTGTTTAGCATTATGCTACGATAAAAAGAGTGCTTTATACTCACAACCTGAAATTGATAAATGGGAAGCTGCATCTGAGTCAACCTTCGGGGATGATAATTTTTTACTAAATTTGTCTGAAGATCCAACTCAATGCAAGAAGTTAGTAATGCCTTTAGGACTTACACTTCATATACTTAAGGATTCATTTGAGAATAGTATAGACACACCTCTTGGGATTTCTTTGCGTAGGCTAGAGGAGAAGTTGATAGATAGAACTGACTTCATAACCCAAACTCCTTACACAATGGATGGGTATGAGATTAAAAATAAGAGAAGTGTCCCAACAAAAGGTACAGCTGACCAGTTGGATAAAATGTTTGCGAATACAGATAAGATTACATCAATAATACAGACGGCTATGGACAAACTAAAAACCTCCAGTGCCTTGACCTCTACAAAAGGAGATCAGAAAGAGAGCCTTAGTGATGGCGATAAAGGATTTTAAAATATGGCGTTACCAGTACATGATGGAATGTGGATTCTATATAAGAATAGGATTCCTGTAAACAGAGTAAAAGTAGCTATTGATATTCCCCAAATGAACCCTCTAGGTGTAAAATACAAGAGGTGGTGGAAACGTCAGAAGCGTCGTGTAATTGAAGGATTTTGGGTAGAGTATGAAGGAGATTGGAAGTGGGTATCAGGCCCGTTGTATTGGTATGTTAATTTTTGGAAAATAAAACTAAATCCCAAGGGAGCTAAATCTAAGATTAAGCGTCTTGGGACTCCCTTTTTACGAGATTTAGAGTGGATAAAAGCCCAGCTATACGAAGAGTGTAGAGGGTTTTCGGGGTTTGAGGATGACGATGAATTTACCTGTCACGATATTTTAAAGGGTATTGATCCTATAAAAGATAAACAGGACTTCGATGATACTCTGATGGAGTACAACAACCCTAAGCTTATTATGGATAGTATTACCAATTCTAAAGGTGAGTTTAAAAAATATGTCCCTTGTAGAGCGTACCTTCGTAGGTATTTCAAAGCAAATCTTGGTAAACCTATTTACTACAATATGAACTTCAATATGCCTGATATGGAATCAAGGGGTGGAGGAAAATCATATTGGGCAAGTTCTTGCTTAGCGCATAACTTCTTGATGGATGGTGCTACTGATTATGACGAATACTTAGAACTAAAAGCTAATGATGAGAGTATGACTTCAGAGACCCTGGTTGGAGCTATTGATACAAAATACTCAGGTGACCTCATCGGTAAAATGAAGTTAGGGTTAAATAATTTACCTGGTAAGATTACTATTGGGGAAGAAGTTTACCCGTCACCTTTTCATAAAAGATTCTCAGGATCTTGGGAGAGTGGAAAAACTATTACTGCAGGTTACGACATAAAGACTGGAGGACAATGGGGGAGAAAAGGATCTGCATCACTTATACAGCATAGAAGTTTTAAAGATAATCACGTAGCTGCCAATGGTACTCGACCTAACTTATCAGTGATTGATGAGGTAGGATTTATGAGTAATCTTATAGAAGTTCTCGGGCAAATGAAGGAAGCTGCAGCTGATGGTACAGTAAAACAAGGTGTTATTTGGATGACCGGTACTGGTGGAGATATGACTGGTGGAGCAACAGAAGCTGTAAAGCAAGTATTCTACTCTCCAGCCGCATTTGATGCACTAGAATTTGATGATGAATTTGAAGGATACCAAACTAAGATAGGGTTCTTTGTTCCTGCATGGATGACTTTAAATCAGTTTAAGGATGAACTTGGTAACACTAATTGGCAGGCAGCCTTACGTTATATTCACAAAACTAGGGAGCGTTTAAAGAGAAATGTTAAGAAAAAGCAGGCTTATAATGATGAAATTGTACAAAGACCAATTGTACATTCAGAAGTATTTTTACTTACGAACAACTCCATTTTACCTACGACTGACCTGAAAGAGCACATGGATAGCTTACTTGCTATGCAAAGTGACCCTAATGTTAGGGGTTCTGCAGGGTGGATGCACCTAGGGGAAGACGGAAAACCCTACTTTAAGATAGATTTCGAGAGATTACCCACAGATTACCCAGTAAAACCTGATGATGACAATGATGGTGCCGTAGTTATCTGGGAGAGACCTGACGAAGGTGCTGAGTATGGGTGGTATGTAGCAGGAAATGACCCTTATGATTTCGATGTAGCTCCAAATTCAGTATCATTAGGATCTGTATTTATAATTAAAAGAGGAACTGCTTTTAACGGAGGATTTGATAGAATAGTAGCTGAGTATACAGGAAGACCTCAGCTAGCATCTGACTTTTATGAGCAGGTGAGGAGGATGTTAATGTGGTTTGGGGATGCTAATTGTTTATATGAAAATGAGAAACAGCATATCAAAGAACACTTCAAAAAAATGCACTCCATTGGCCTTCTCGCATTCACTCCAACAGTACTAAAAGCTAATGAAACTTCTAAGACTGCGAAGGTTAGAGTTTACGGGCAGCATATGAGCACACCTATTAAAGTTGAGGTGGAAATCTACCTACGTGAATGGCTACTTACGCCAATAGGAGATGGAAAATTGCAATTACATACAATAAAATCCATACCTTTGTTGAAAGAACTAATTTCCTATAACGTAGAGGGGAACTTTGATAGGGTGATTGCATTAATGCTTGGAATAGTCCAAGTAGTACAGATGCGAAATATAATTATTGAGCAGAAAGAAGCCCAAGCTAGAGAAGAGGAAGTTGAAGAAGAGCCAGACTTTTTTGGTAGAAAATTATTTACAACTAATATGTAATAGTTATGCAAAACTCAGTAATAGAACAAACACCTTTAAGTATGCCACCTCAGCATTTGAGTTCTACTCTAAAAACCCCTAAGTGGGGAAGAAAATGTTTGAGGGCAATCAAGTCAATGTCTACTTCTGTAAATGATATGGGTAGATCTACCCGAGAGAATAAGGAGGAGAACTATGATTTAGTAAACTCCATATTTAAAGAAGAACGTTTTGATCATGTATTAAATCCATACGGATTAGACATGAAAAAATATGGTGGGACTGCTACTAAAATGCAGAACTATAACATAATCCGAAGTAGGCTAGAAACTCTGAGAGGAGAGGAAATGAACGCCACTTTGGATTTTTTCGTTTACGCCATTTCTGGGGAAGCTGTCTCAGCTAAGAAACAGAAGCGTAAAGAAATGCTGAAAGATATGATGAAGGCTCATATCCGAATAGAGCTTCAACTTGATAAGCAAATTACAGAGCTGGAAGATCAGATGAGTAAGCTACAAAGTGCAATTAAGACTGTACAAGATCAAGGTAAGCAGCAACAAATGCAGCAACAAATGCAAGCGTTGACTCAACAAAGGAACAATATGCCGGATATTCGGGCAGAGATGAAAAAGTTCAATTCTGAATATGTTGACCCTACTGAGCAAACTAATAATAAAATATTAAAGTACTTAAAGCGTAAAGATCAACTAGCACGCAAATTCAACCTTGGATGGTTCCACGCATTGGTATCCGCTGAAGAGGTTTATTGTACGGGAATAACACGAGGACACCCAACAGCTCGTAATGTAAATCCACTGCAGTTTGATTATGACAAAGGTGCTAATACCACATTTATACATGAAGGAAACTGGGCCCGTGAAGAGTACTGGAATCCAGTGGGAGAGGTAATGTCTGAGTATGGGGATGTACTCACAGATGCACAGGTGAAGAAAATATCTATGGGGCAGGCAGGACATTCTTATATTCAAGGAGGGATGCAGCAAGGTTTTGCGTATGATTACCACGGAGGTCAGAAGAGTTCTTATTCAATTAATGGTGCATCTTCACACGTTTATGTAATGAAGGGTTCATGGAGGTCTTGGGCTAAAGTAGGAATGCTTAAATATAAAGACCCTCGAAGTGGAAATTGGGAGGAGCTTGAAGTAGATGATACTTTTAAATTAACTCCAGAGTTAGAAGCAGTTGAAGCACAACTTACGTGGACTTGGGATGATGAAATCTGGGAAGGTACTTTAATTGGAGATGATATTTTCGTTAATGTGCAGAGAAAAAATAACCAAACTAAAAATTTACCTTACGTAGGGTACGTTTATAATAATGTCAACTCTATAGCTACTTCAATGGTAGATTTAGTGAAGGCTCACCAGTACACATACATAGTTGTATGGTATAGATTAGAGCAAGAACTTGCTAAAGCTAAGGGTAGAAAATTCGTAATGGATTTAGCACAAGTCCCAAAATCAATGGGATGGGATATCGATAAATGGATGTACTACTTCGAGAATTTAGGGGTTGTTTGGATCAACTCTAGAGAGGAAGGTCGTAAAGGAGATCCTTCTACTGTTTCTAACTTTAACCAATTCCAAAGTATTGATATGGCCTTATCACAAGTAGTAGGGCAGTACATGGAAGTTCTTAAGAAACTAGAAGCTTTGGTTGAAGATATTATGGGTGTATCTCCGCAACGTATGGGAGATATTGCAGCATCTGAAACTGCAACTGGAGCACAGACATCTATATCAAGAAGTACCAACGTAACAAAACCTTGGTTCTACTTCCACGATTTAGTAAAAGAAGCTGTGTTAGATGAACTTCTAGAACTTGCAAAGATTGCCTACATTGATGGTGGGGAGTTAGAGTTCTTAGATGAGATGGAAGTTAGTACACT